GACTACATTTAGAAACAAACAAAGCTCTAACACAATAAGTAAAGATGAATTAGAATTAATCAGTAAGTTACACGCAAAATATATGAATCACAGATATGATTATGTAGGTGGTTGTAATTGTAAAGGCACGATAAAAAAGGTACAAGGATGGATAAACGATCTAAATAAAATTTATGAAGATAGATAAGGTACATCAATGGGAACAGGCTATAGTAACCTTGTTAAATTTTGATGGCTGGGAACTTGAATGGTGTGGTGAGGGTTATGAGCATTATGATGCTAAAGGATATACACCTAAAGGTAAATGCTGTGTAATAGAAATGAAGTTTAGAAAAACACATTATAAAGATAAAATGATAGAAAAATATAAATATGAAAAACTTATTAAAGAGGATTGTGTGGCATTATATTTTGTTAATGATCCTAGTGGCAATTATCTTTTTTGGTTAAACGATTTACAAATGCCTAAAGAAGTAAATATGTTTTGCCCTGACACTACATTATGGACAAAAAAAAAGATTCAGAAGCCTTGCTATCTAATTCCTGAAGATCAAGCACATAGGGTAAAATCTTACAATAATTAAAATTTTTTAATAATTATTAGGTTTATATTATAATATTTATTAAATTTATTTAATAACTAATAAAATTATAATTATGAAAACTAGAATAATGACAAACAAAGAAAAAGATTCTTATAGATTAGATATAATAAACAAGGATCAATTTGAAAGCCATTACTTTAAAACAGAAAAAGAAGCTAAGGATTTTCAATCATTTACAATTAACTTAAACAAATACAAAAACTTTATCTAATGGAAAATTTAACTATGTATAATTTACAAAACCCAAGCTATTTAGAAGCTAAAGGTTTAAGCAAAATATGGAAAGCTTATTACAAAGAATGCCCGAGAGAGGATATAATGGAAGTAGGTTTTAATTCGATGAGTGGATATGTATATATTGCTTTAGAGAATGGATGTTCTATATCTAGTGCTTTTGGGCAAGATGTTGAATATATAATTACAGATTTTGAAACAGGTGAAGAATTTTTTCTAGACACTATGGAAGAAGCAATAAGCAAATTAGAAACATTATGAAAGAATATTTAGTAACTAGAACAATCAGCCTTAGTCAATCTCCTGGAGTTTTACATATAGAAGCAGAAGTAGATGATTGGAAGGATGGGGATAGAACTATTTATATGGAATGGGATGCTAATGCAATGTTAGATGATATACCAGCTTTATATGAATTTGCAGTAAAGGCTAAAGAGGGATGGGAAAAAGAAAGAGAAAAGAAATACAAACAATTAAAAAACAAATTATAAAATGAGAACACAATTAGATGATTTAAAAGCAGAAGTAAGATTATGCGAAATAAATAAAAAGATAGCAATAGAAGAAAACGATATTAATAAATGGAGTTATTGGGAAGGTAAAGAAAAAGTTGCAAGATCTATTATTTATAATATAAAATGAAAAGAGATCTATTAACTCTTCAAGCTAACGCAGATCTACACGCAGTATTAGAATTATTAAAAAGGTGGAGGGATAAAAGTGATAATGAAGATCTTAAACAGTTTGAAAAAATGATTATCAATCTTAGTTTATATATCTGGCAATTACAGAATGAAAGAAAAACCTTTGATAATATTATAGATAGATTAAGAAGTGATAAACTAAGAGCAATACAAAGAGCTAGAAGGGTTGAAGAAAAATTAGAAGAATATGAAAAAATACAGAGCAAAAATGATAGCATTAATATTTAGCTATCTAGGTTTAATTTTAACTTTATTATATGTTTATTTATTTAGATAATCCCTATGAGGATAAATACGAGTGCGGAGTATGTGGAAAAGATATGGAAGAACAAAAGCCATATTGCAGTATTAATTGTTTTGAAGCTGATATGAGATGATACAATTATTAAACGGAAAACATTACGAAGAAGAAGATCTAATTAATAAAATGTATAATGATGATTTTTATTACGGTGAACTGAATCATTTAGCATTATCTAGTTCCAGCATTAAACTTTTATTAAGTAGCCCTAAAACGTATAAGTATGTTTTAAAGTATGGAAGCGCTCAAAGCCAGGCACTTAGGGATGGGTGGTTATTTCACACAGCAATTTTAGAGCCAGATGTATTTGAAAAACAAATCTTTGTAGATGTAAAATCCAAAAACACAAAGGCATATAAGTTGGCAAAGGAAGAATACGGCAAAGTATTTACAATGAAAGAAAAGCAGGATGCAGAGAAACTAGCAGATGCTTTCTTTAGAAATGAAACAGCTTTAAAAATGATTACTGACAGTATCTTTGAACAGCCTATGATTAAAATAATAGATGGCTATCCCTTTAGGGGCAAAGCAGATGTATTGGGAAGATACTATATTTGTGATCTTAAAACTACAACTGATATAAAAAATTTTCATCATAGTGCTAATAGATATTCTTATGATGTGCAATGTTATTTATATTGTAATTTATTTGATAGATCTTATAAAGATTTTAAATTTGTAGTTATCGACAAAGGTAGCTTAGATATTGGGGTGTGGGATTGTAGTGAGGATTTTTATTTAAGAGGGCAAGAGAAGGTGAAGAAAGCATTAGAGATATTTGAAACGTATTTTATAGATGGGGTAGATATAGATAATTATTATATTAGTGGAACATTATGAAAACAAAAGTAAAGACACCTGAATATTATAATGGTGATAATGGATATACAGCAAAGCAAGTAGTGGATAACTTTGAATTAAATTATCATTTAGGCACAGCAGTAACTTATATACTTAGAGCATATAAGAAACATAAAACACCTAATCAGGATTTACAAAAAGCAATAGACCATTTGACTTTTGAATTAGAAAAGTTAGAAAGAAAGGATCAATGGAGGGTGGACCAGTATAATAGAAACAGACACCCATCTGATCATATTATTGCAGGAACAGAATAAAAAAGTGAGGATGAAGAATAAAGAAATAAAACAAATAGTGCAACTATTAAAAGATTTATCTGGGGTAGATATATTTGAAGAAAGCAGAAGCAGAAAACATACAGAGCCTAGATCTTTATTTAATTTCATATTAAGGAATCATTACAATTTTACTTTATATGATATAAAGGATTTTTATAAAAGTATGGGCAAGAGTTATGATCACGCAACAGCTTTACACAGCTTAAGAAATTTTGAAGTATATAGAAAGTATAATGAAAAGCTAGATGAATGGTTTGATATTTTTAAGCAAAGATATACTGATGATGAATTAAAGAGATTAAAAAGAGAAACAATAAAACATAAGATAGATTACATAAGTGATGATTATGTAAATAGAATTTATAGAATAGTAAACCAGTTGCCTGTTAAAAATTTAAATAAAAAAAATTAAATAAATTTATATATAAGTATGAAACCTATAAAAATAAACATAGATAAAATTAAAAACAATCCACAAAACCCAAGGGTAATTAAGGACTATAAATTTAACAAGCTTGTAAAAAGCATTAAGGATTTTCCAGAAATGATGCAGTTGCGACCAATTGTTGTGGATGAGAACAATATTATACTGGGTGGCAATATGCGATACAAGGCTGCAGTGCAGGCGGGTTTAAAAAATGTTTATGTTATACAGGCAGATGATTTATCAGAAAAACAAAAAAAAGAATTTGTTATTAAAGATAACAGTAGCTTTGGAGAATGGGACTGGGATGTGTTGGCAAACGAATGGGAGTTAAATGAATTAAAGGAATGGGGATTAGATCTGCCTAGAATATATTTTGATGAGGACGAGGAGCCTGAAGTTGACAAAGATATTTTTCATCAAGAATTAGACACATATATAAATGCAAAGGTAAAGCAAATAACCCTGTATTTTAATGCAGATGAGTATGAAAAGGCAGTTAAAGATCTAGAAACAATAAGAGAAAAAGAAAGCCTTACGGACAACACACAGGCATTTAAATTTTTAATTGATAAGTATGGATTATAAAATTGCAATACCATCTTATAAGCGACCAGAAACAATAAAAAAGAAAACATTAAGGCTTTTATCGGATTATAATATTAGTAAAGATCTGATTACAATTTTTGTAGCAAACAAAGAAGAAGAAAAAATATACAAAGAAAGCCTTGCGGATAATTATAAAATTGTTGTAGGTGTGCCCACCATTGGCAAACAAAGAAACTTTATTGAGAAGTATTATGATGAGGGTACAAGGCTAATGATGTTTGATGATGATATAGAAAAGGTGCAAAGAAAAAAAGGTAATAAGCTAATAGATGTTGAGGATTTGGAAAAAGACGTCTTTTATAAAGGATTTAATGCTTGTGAGCAAATACAAGCTAAAACCTTTGGTATTTATGCAGCAGGCAATCCGTATTTTATGAAGAACAGAATATATACAAAGCTATGCTATATAATTGCTTCTATGTTTGGTGTCATTGTTGATCACGATAAATTTTTAGATCGTGTTACAAACCACGGAGAGGATTATGAATATAGTATTAGGCAATACATAAGAAACAAAAGGCTTGTAAGATTAGATTACTTAACAGTTAAATCAAATTATTATAAAGAACAGGGGGGGCTACAAGAGATAAGAACAAAACAATATGTATATGATTCTATATATCAAATACAGAGTATGTTTCCTGAATTTTGTAAAATGTATATTAGAAAAACAACAGGCAATGCTGAATTAAGATTAAAAGATATGCGATGAGAAGAATAGATGTAGATAGAAAACCAATTGACAAAAAAGATTATATCAGAAGAACAGCGATGTTATCAGATGTAAGCAGACATATAAAAGATGATGTAATTATATATCATAACAACAAGCCCATTTTACTTTACAGGATTTTACCCAAGAAACCAAACGATGTGCGATGGGCAGTCAAAAACATTAAATACGGAACAGGCAAAAGAACACACGGACTAGTCAACACAAGCGCAGTATTTGGCTATAATCCAAGACAAGAAAATAAACACGATTATTGTAGTGCTAGTGCAATGGGAACCTCACACCCTAAACAGCATTATGTTATTAGCAGATTTGCACAAGAAGTATCTAAATACTATCACGAGTTCTTTCCTGAAACATTTAGCGAACACAAATACAAAGTAAAAGATAAGGTAAAAGAACAATGGGTAATTAATAATAGTGTATTTACAAGCGGTATTGTAAACAAAAACAATCAATTAAAATATCATTACGATTCTGGTAACTTTAAAAATGTTTACAGCAATATGGTTGTGTTTAAAGGAGATGTGCAGGGTGGACATTTGGTAATACCAGAACTAGATATATCATTAGAAGTAGCAGACAATTCATTGACTATATTCGATGGACAAGATTTACTACACGGAGTTAGCCCTATTGAGTATGGAAATAATAAGGCTTATAGGTATAGTGTTGTTTATTATTCACTAGAAAGAATGTGGCAATGCAATACAATAGAAGAAGAGATTGACAGAATTAGAGAAAAGAAAATGGTGCGTGAAGCTAATCGATTAGATCCTGATCATTTAGATTCATTACGACAAAGAAAAAAAGAAGCAAAAGATTATAAAAATAGTATTGAAAATGAACAAAACCGAACAGCATAAAAAGGCATTATTAGATGCATTAGAAAAATCTTTGGGAGTTGTTACAACAGCCTGTAAGAAAGTGGGCATAGGCAGAACAACTTACTATGACTGGTATAACACAGATCTAGAATTTAAAAAGCAAGTAGATGATGTGCAGAATGTAGCATTGGATTTTGCTGAATCACAATTACACAGACAGATAGCCGAGAACTCAACAAGTGCGACTATATTTTATTTGAAAACAAAAGGAAAGAAAAGAGGATATGTAGAAAGACAAGAGATCACAGGTGCTGATGGGGTGCCTACTAATTTTCAAGTAGAGATAATTGATAAAACAGAAGATACAAACCAATAAAGTCTATAAGCATCTCATCAATAGTAATAAAAAAATTATTGTTGAACAGGGTGGTACAAGATCTGGTAAAACATATAATATACTCTTATGGATTATCTTGCAATATTGTGCGAGTAATCGAAACAAAACAATAACAATCTGCAGAAAAGCCTTTCCTAGTTTAAGAGCTTCGGTAATGCGTGATTTCCTAGACATATTGCGTAAATTAAATATATACAAAGAAGAGGATCACAATAAATCCAATAGCGAGTATAGGTTGTTTAATAATCTTGTAGAGTTTATTAGCTTAGATATGCCACAAAAGGTAAGAGGTAGAAAAAGAAACCTGTTATTTATTAATGAAGCTAATGAGTTAAATTGGGAAGATTGGCAACAATTAATATTTAGAACAGATGGCAAAATTATAATTGATTACAATCCGAGTGACGAATACCATTGGATATATGATAAAGTAATACCTAGAGAAGATTGTGATTTCTTTAGAACAACTTATTTAGATAATCCTTTCTTAGAACAAAGCATTAAATCCGAGATAGAAAGATTAAAAGAAACGGATGAACAATACTGGCAGATATATGGATTAGGATTAAAGGGTATAAGCAAAGCTACTATATTTAATTATTATGAATGCTCACAGATACCTGAAGATGCTAAGTTTATAGCATATGGTGCAGATGCAGGATACTCCAATGATCCCTCAACACTTGTAAGTGTTTATAGTTTAGATTATAATCTTTATATTAAAGAACATTTATACAGAACACAAATGACCACTAAAGATCTACACAATACATTTAAGGAGGTAGGGGTTGCAAGAAATCAATTATATATGGATAGTAGTGAGCCGAGATTAATAGAAGAATTAAGAAGAATGGGTTGGAACATTAGACCTAGTTTAAAGGGTAGGGATAGTGTAAATGCTGGAATCGATTTATTGAAGAGGTATAAGGTTTTTATTACTTCTACAAGTAACAATGCAATTCAGGAGTTCAGGAATTATAAATGGAAAGAAGATAAGAGCGGAAAGCTAACAAATATTCCAGAAGATAAGAACAATCACATTATAGATGCAGTAAGGTATGCGACTTATAGTATATTAAGCAGACCTAACTTTGGAAGATATACAATAAATTAGTAACAAAAATAAATTAAAAAAGTTTATATATTAATATGAAAACTAGCATAACAGTACCAACAAGTTTAAATGATATAACTTTAAAACAATATAAAGAGTTTGCTTCATTAAAAGATTTAACAGATACACAACTGCAAATAGAAACAATTAAAATATTTTGTAACATCCCGTATGTTAGCATAAGAAGAATGAGGGCTGATGATATCACAAGCATAACTGCACAAATATTTGACATATTAGAAAACAAAAGCATACTGATAAATAGATTTAAAATGGATGGGATTGAATATGGCTTTATACCTAATCTAGATGATATGAGTTTCGGTGAGTATGTAGATTTGGATACTTATATTGGAAAGTGGGAAGAGATTGAAAAGGCAATGGCAGTATTGTATCGACCTGTTACATTAAAAAAAGGAGATAAATATATTATTGAGGAGTATGAGCCAGGCAATTTTCAGATCTATAACAATATGCCTTTAGGAATTGTATTTGGATCGGTTGTTTTTTTTTACAATTTAGGGATCGACTTATGCAAAGTTATGACCAGCTATATTCAGAAAGCGGACAAGGACAACTTGATGGAGCAACAAATTTTACTAGAAAGTATGGATGGTATAACTCCATTTATGCACTCGCTAAAGGCGACATTACAAGATTTGAAAATATCACTAAATTAAATATACACAAATGTTTATACTATCTGACATTTGAAAAAGAGAAACAAGAGATAGAACAAAGATTAATTAAAAAAGGTTTTAAATGATTGAAACAATAAAGCACCTATTAGGTTTATGTGGTGAGCCCCACCTAAATATATATTCTATTATCCTATTAATTATCTTATTTAGAATTGCAATATATAATTTTAAAACATATAAGAGATGAGCCATAAAGGTATAAGGGGCTTTTATTTAGTGTTAACTAAAATAGAAGAGCAGTTGTTATCGGATGTTAATTGTAACACAGTAACCACAGGAGATATTACAGATGTAGATTTAAATAAGCAAACTATATTTCCATTATCACATATTATTATAAATAACGTATCACAAGAAGATCAAGTGTTAAGATTTAATGTAACGATCCTAACAATGGATATTGTAGATGAAAATAAAGAAGAGGGAGCAGATAAGTTTGTAGGCAACAATAATGAACACGATATATTAAATACACAATTAGGAGTGGTAAATAAATTGATCGGTGTTTTAAGAGGTGGCACATTACATACAGATTTATATCAGTTAGATGGGGTGGCAAGCTGTGAGCCTTTTTATGAAAGGTTTGAAAACAGATTAGCAGGATGGGCTAGTACCTTTGATATATTAATACACAATGACATTACGATATGTTAAAAGATCCTAAAGAATTAAAAAAGATATTAAATGGTTATGCTAAGTTTTTGGTTAATCAAAGCAAGGCTAACTTAAAACAAGAAAAGAAAGTTGTATCTGGTGCTCTTTTAAATAGTATTAGAAAGGAAGTTAAAACAGGGGTAGGTAGTTTTGATCTAAGTATATTTGCGAAAGACTATGCTAAGTTTATAGATCAAGGGGTGCAAGGAACGGGAAGCGGAAACAAAGCACCTAATAGTCCATACAGGTTTGGATCTGGCACAGGAAAAAAAGGTGGACTAACTGACGGGATAGAGAAATGGATTAAGCGAAGAGGAATAAAAGGAAGAGATAAAAAAACAGGTAGGTTTATTACACAAAAATCATTACAACATTTAATAGTAAGAAGCATTTGGTTTAGAGGTATTGCACCTAGTATGTTTTTAACTAAAGCTTTAAACCAAGTAATGAAGTATTTACCAGATGATATACTAAAAGCATACGCACTAGATTTAGAAGGACAAATATATAATGATATTAAAAACCAAGAAATAAATTTAAATGGCTAAGATAAATGTAAGAAGCCCATACTTTATAAATGTAAGTGCTAGTAATTTGACATCAGCACAATTAGAGATTTACATATATACAGGAACTGCAAGTAGTAGTTGGGGCGGTAGTGTAACGTATTCATTAACATCAACTGCATATAGTGCAAAAGTATCTTTCGAGATAAGTGAATTAGTAAGAGATTATTTAACAACAGGCTTTGATGGAGAATATAATACAACAAATTTATATTCAACGATTAACGTAGATTACAGAATAACTAAAAGTATTTCAGGAACAGCACAAACTCCTGACACAGCAGTATTAGGAAACATTGCTTATGATGGGTATGGATATTTTGAAGATGGTGTTAACCCAAGTTTATTAGAGGGTTTATTGATCAGCAACACAACTATATTAAAACCTGATGATGCACCATTAAGAATACCTGTTGATCCTAACAATACGACAAGTGTGAGTTTTTTTTATAAGGGTAAAGAAATATATACAGACCTTGTAGCAGATGTAACAGATAGTAAACTAAGAATAGAATATATCACAAATGAATCACAAGCAGGTGCTGATGGATATGAGGATAGAGTTTTGGAAGATGGGGGAATATTTGAAGATAGTTTCTGTTTAGAAAGCTTTTTAGGTGAGTTTGGTATTTATGGAGTAGATGAAGTGTTTGTGAGTGCAACAGAGGGTGTTACAAAATTGCGTGTT